AAACAGATGAATAACACAATTGAAAACGTAAAGATAACCAAAACTTTCTTGGGCAGAGAAGACCATGGAATTTTAACTTGTTATCTGACTGTTGAGGGATATGGATTTGGAGTATCTATTGGAGGATACTGCCTAGATAAATACGACGAACACAAGAAAAAACGAGTAGCTTTTCACAAGAGCTTTGAGCTGATAGACCGTATCTTGGAGGTTGCCGGTGCAAATAGTTGGGAAGAACTGCAAGGGAAGTATATACGTGTTAAGAGTAACGGTTTTGGAGGTAGAGTAACGAAGATTGGAAATCTTATTAAAGATGATTGGTTGGACTTTGATACCTTTTTCAAGGAGGAAACAGATGAATAAACAGGAAGCGATTGAGATTATCGAACAATCAAAAATAAAAATAGCTAACAGAGGGAGGGTAATATTTAAAGCAGGCGAAATTATAGTAGAAAATGTACAGGTCGATTATGTACCACTTGAAGTTGTTGTGAACACGATTGACCAAATCCATGAACCGCAGAAGGTTGTGGTGCCGAAGTTTATCGCTGATAGTATCGAATATTGCAAAAATGAAGAAGGGTATGGATTGCTCCGTGCAATGGATTACTGCGATGAATACAATGATACTGGCGAATGGTTAGAGCGCCCAGAAAACCAAGAAACATTCGCCTGCGCTTGGCTCTTCGGCTTCGAGATTGAGCAGGAGAAGTTGTATACGGTGGAGATACCAGACCCGAATAGCGCAGGTATTGTCACATTCTTGTATAAAGAAAACGGAAAGGTATTTATTGGAACTGATATCTTTTTGGATGAGGTACCCAACTATAAATGGAAAAATGAACCAGAAAATCAATTAACCGAATCCGAAATCAAGGAAGATTTTGAGCGGGCTTGGGATGCAGGGTTTGCCAAGGAGGTGGAGTAATGGAAAAAGATATTGAGTTACTTACGGAATTAAAAGGACAATTCGTTGAGACGATGGTAGCAGAAAGCCAAAAACTGATATTCAATGCAAATGCAATAAATAAGTGCGGCGAGTATATCAGAGCTTTGTCCAATGCTATACAGATGATGAAGGAGGTAGAAAATGATACCGAAGTTTAGGGCGTGGTTTGGTTCAGAAATGTATGACAAGCCAGTAGTTTATGATGGAGAATTCTATCTTGATTGGCGTGACTTCGAAAATGGCAAAACGTACAATGGCGTAGTCCTCATGCAATCCACAGGGGTGTTTGATAAGAACGGCAAGGAGATTTTTGAGGGAGATGTGGTTAATATTTTTGGTGAAAAGTTGTCGAAAATCTATTATTCAGACGGAGCTTTTTGTGTAGATATTCTGATTGGAGGAACACCTTTACACGCCTTTTTATCCGAACAACTTGAAATCATCGGAAATATACATCGAAACCCAGAATTGATGGAGGAGGTACTAAATGACTAACGAAAAACTAGGTGTGCTACTGGTCGATGTGCCAGAGCTGATGTATTTTGACTATAATTACATAATGGACGTAGAGGAAGACGGCAAAATTAAATTTACTGTCAATGAAACGGACATTTTAGAGGAAGTGGTAAAAGTGGCTTGGAAATGCACCCAAGAAGAAGCGCAGAAATACCCACAATTTCGGTGGGTAGCGTTGGAGGACTTGTTATGATAAGAGTAGTATCGTGTTATGACTGTGATTGGAGGAATGGGTATGAAGAGTGGGAGTTCACTCCCACAGCTTGCCCTGTTTGCGATGGCGATGTAGAGCTTGAGGAGTTTGAGGAGGCGGAGGATCTATGACAATCAGAATTTTAGATGCCTGTTGCGGCAGTCGGATGTTTTGGTTTGATAAAGCCGAGCCTCACACAACTTACATGGATAGGCGCGAAGAAGAATTTGAAATTCACAAAAAGAAAATAAATGTGAAGCCTGATATTGTAGCGGATTTCCGTGATATGCCTTTTGAAGATGAAACATTTAATTTGGTTGTATTTGACCCACCTCATCTTCTGTGGGCTGGACAAAAATCTTTTATGCGTGCTCAATACGGCCAACTTGATTTGCTGACGTGGAGACTAGACCTACAGCAAGGTTTTGAAGAGTGTTTTCGGGTGCTAAAGACTGGTGGAACACTAATCTTTAAGTGGTCCGATGCACAAGTAAATGTCAAAGAAATCTTGGAATTGGTACCGCATCAGCCACTCTTTGGTCAACAACGTGGGACTACCCACTGGATGACCTTCATGAAATTTTAGGAGGACCTATGACCACAGCAGATAAAATCAAATACATCCTACAAAAGACAGGATGGACGAGGGACCAATTTGCGTCCGAGATGGGTATGACGACTCTATCTGTCTACAAATGGCTAGGCGGACGACCACCGCGACAACGCATGTTGGATAAAATAGACGAGCTGTACGAGCAAACTAAAGATACAAAATCTAAAGTACTAGCACAACGTGGCAAGATACGTATTTTGTATCCGTATTATAGTCATCAAAGCATGCCGTGGGAGAGGAGATAATAGATGATCAACAATATTGTTTTGGTTGGTAGATTGACGAGGGATGTAGAGCTACGTTATACACCGTCTAATCAAGCCGTTGCGACTTTTACCTTGGCAGTTAACCGCAATTTTAAAAATCAAGCAACAGGAGAACGAGAAGCTGACTTTATCAATTGCGTTATTTGGAACAAGCAGGCTGAAAATTTAGCCAACTGGACCAAGAAAGGTCACTTGATTGGTATTACTGGACGAATCCAGACCAGAAGCTACGATAACCAGCAAGGGCAACGTGTTTACGTTACTGAGGTAGTTGCTGAGAGCTTCCAGTTATTGGAAAAGCGTGATAATACGGCAAATTATTCCAGCATGGATGAGCAGATGCCACCATGCATCAGCGGCCAGCCGATGGATATTGATGATGACGGATTGCCGTTTTAGGAGTGTTGCATGACCGCTGATATTGTCCAATTCATACCGAAACATGATATATGTCACGAATGTTACAAGAAAAGAGCGACAAAGTTGTGTGATTTTATACTTGGTCAGACAGGAATAACATTCTATCGAAGTTTCAGTTTATTTAAAAATCAGCAACCAGGGTTTCTTACTTGTGACAAGCCGCTCTGTGACAGATGTTCCAACAGATTTCACGGTATGGATTTATGCAGGAGTCACAATAAAAAAATTACAAGAGGTATTAAATGAGTTTTAATGGAATTAGATTGTTACCAGAATACGGATGTAAGATTGAAATTGATGTAGTTCAGTTGCTCAAAGAAAATGAGTTCCTGAAAGATGAACTTTACAACCGTGCATACAAAGACATCGAGCGTCAAGAAATTGAAATCGAAAGCTTGAAAGACAAATGCTTCGACCCCATGCTTCAAAATGACGACTATCTCTGGGACGAAATGACTAGAGAAACAGCCAAGAAAAGAGCCAATACGAGAAAATGGAGGGCGAAATGAGAGTTATTTTATTTGGGGAATATCAACCAGTCTTAACATTCTTTCTCCACTTGATTGTGATTGACTAGATATGGAAATTTTTAGAAGTAAATTATTTAGGTGAAGCCAACGGAAACATTCCAGACTCAATCATTTTGATTTTAGTATGTGGGTATATTACCTGGCTTCTACGATAGGAGGAACTATGATTTTGCTTGAAATTATTAAATTTTTAGCAGCGTTGATTGTGATTGCACTCCTACTGGTCGTGCTAATCGCTATCATCACGGGAGCATGGGAGACTTATAAGAAACATGAACAAAAGAATCAAGAAAAAGAAGGCTAAACAAGCTGAGCTACAGCGTCAACAAGAATTGGCCGAACTCGAAGCTTGGCTAGAGGTCAATTCCGAAGATGTAACCAAGGCATTTAGGTCTGTAGGGATGGCACTCAGTACAGTATTCGCAGCATGGGCAACAGCTTTTGCAAGTATGTCGCTAGCTGCTAGAAAGTGGAGCGAACGATTTGACGAAACGAACAGCAATCAGGACGAAGCGTGATTTCTTGGAATTTGAGCTTGAAGGTAAGTATCTTAAAATTGATAAACTTATCGGACAGCGACGACACGAATTAGAAAGAATTTATGCATTGAAGAACTTAACAACACCCGACATAGACGATTCGGGAGCAAGTCGAAGTGGTACTTCATGCAACACATCTGAAAATCTAGCTATTGCTTATGCTAGTGATCCTATGATTTTGAAACTGGAAGAGTTTCAGGCAGCAATTTCAAAATTGTTGGAACTGCTCGAACCTGATGATAAGAAAATCTTTCATTTGCGTTGGGGTGAGCATACAGGATATGACTGGATTCAAATTTGGCACATCATGCAGAATGGGGAGACTAGTTATTTATATAGACATAGCAAGCAAATCTACAGAAGACGAGAAGTCATCCTTGACACTCTTGCGAAACTATTATTCATGTAACTTGTCAAAAAAATATATAGAATTGACAGAAACAATCTGATAGATTGATAGTGTCGCTAAGCACCGAGAAATTCTTGGTGCTTAATTTTTTTTTACGAAAGGAGCAAAGCGATGAATATTGTTGAACCGCTGAGAGATAGAGATGACATTCAGGCAATGAAAGATTACCTCTTATCTTGGAATGAAAAGTATTACATGCTATTTCTTTTAGGAATTAACACTGGCTTCCGTGTTGGAGATATTCTGAAATTGAAGGTTAAAGATGTTCAAGGCTGGCATATAAAAATTAGAGAACAGAAGACTGGTAAGTATAAAAGCATTAAGATGACAAGGCCACTCAAGAACGAACTGAGGGAATTTGTCAAAGATAAGGAACTACATGAGTATCTATTTCAGAGTCGTGTTGGGAAGAACAAGGCACTTAGCTATAAGACGGTTTACTGGTTTCTTAAAAGAGCTGCTGAAGACCTCGGCATTGATAATGTCGGTACTCACACTATGCGAAAAACATTTGGCTATCATTACTACAAGAAGTACAAGAATGTTGCTGACTTAATGTCACTATTCAATCATTCAAGTCCAGCAGTAACACTAATCTATATCTGTGTAAGGCAAGATGAACTTGATACTAAGATGAGTAATTTTAGCCTTTAATATTTTTTTGATTTTTTCAACTATCCATAACGAGGAAGTTTCTAGTTTATATTTTGGAGCCTGCTTAAAGCCTTGTCTATATTGGTTTTTGTAAGTGAAACAAAATTGGATAAAATATAAGATATAGATAGTTCAGAGTGGTTATTTTACATAATTTGAACTGCAAAAAACAATCTTGTCAAAAAAGTGGGTATTATTGACAAAAACAATATGATATATTGGTAACATGAGGAAAATCCAGAGAGCAAGCCTAGGCATGTTCTCTTTTTGTTGGAGGTAAACATGAGATCTAATCGTTACCCATATACACCTAGCGTGTTTGAGCTAGTAGATGAAATTAAGATATATAGCGATAATGTTTTATATATTCATTTCAAAAAATATAGAAATAAAATAACTAGCGAAATTAAGTCAGTTCCTGTTTATGCGTTATAGAAAAACTAAACACTCTGATTGGTTCAGAGCCTGGCAGATTAAGTTTTACAATGACAGGAAAGTTTGGCATCCACTTAGAAATAAGATTAGGCATGACAGACGTATGCGTTGTGATATGTGTGGCCGTTTGATTCATGGTAAGAGTATTGTTGACCACATCATAGAGATTGACGAAACTAATTATCAAGATGAGTCAATTACTCTTAACGAAGATAATTTACAGTTACTTTGTCTTGAATGTCACAACACAAAAACTTTTCAGAGTAAAATAAATTTAAATTTAGATAATCGGAATATAAATTTATTTTTGATTTTTCTGTTTTTAAATTTTTTCGGACTCCCCCCATTTTGAATTTTGATAGCGCCAAAATAATAACGGTGTCAATCCTCTTGTGTACCTCTCCTCCAAAAATGACGAAAATTGATACAAGAAAGGAGCATGATTTTGAAAATCAATGAAGTTTTAGAAAAGCTAGGAATAAGTCGTGCTACCCTTACCAGGTATCGAAAAAAGCTGGGCATATTCGAAGAAACTAGGTCAAATATCACCAAAAGTCAGTTCGAAGAGTTGGAAAAGCTTGCCAATCAACGGCAAAAGTACACTAGACAGGAACGTGTTGAGTTATCTCGTAAGACTTTCAAGCTGATTCCAAAAGAAAAAATGCTTGAAATCAGTGATAATGATTCAGTTGGGTTGAAAAATCTCAAAACTCAATACAATCACAATCAAAAAGTGATTGAAAACTTCCAGTTTGAAATCAATAAGGTTATCAATGACGGCGAGCTACCTGATAAGTACCTACTTGATGGAATGGAAAAGTATCAAAAGCTTAACATGCAGATCATGTCAACGATTGAAAAGCAAAGTCCACAGGGTGACAGCCTCAAAGAAATTATTCAGGAGAAGTTGGCACGTTATGGTTGAGATGAGGTATTTTGATAAGTATGCTCAGCTCATCTACACTGGTAAGATTCGTATTTGTAAGCTCACGATGAAATCAATTAGACGTGTTGAGCGATACAAAGAGCAATACATCTTCAAACAGGAGGAGGCTGACAAACGGCTTGAGTTCATTGAGGAGGAATGCAGCAATACTAAAGGCCTTGCTGGTAAGTTACGCTTAGCATTACCTCAAAAGGTTTGGTTAGAGACAACGTGGGGCTTTTATCACACGGTTGAGGTTACTAAGACCAATCCTGATACCTTGGAAGAATATACTGACTACGAAGAAAGGCGTCTCATTCATGAGGTGCCTATTATTGTGCCTCGTGGTACAGGTAAGACTACTCTTGGTTCTGCTATTGGTGAGGTTGGTCAAATCATTGACGGTGAGTGGGGTGCTGATATTCAGCTTCTTGCTTACAGTCGTGAACAGGCTGGCTATTTGTTCAATGCTTCCAGGGCGATGTTGTCGAATGAAGAAAGCTTGCTGCACTATATGCGTGAGGCTGACATCCTACGGTCAACCAAACAAGGTATCTTGTATGAAACAACTAACAGTCTTATGTCTATCAAGACTTCTGACTATGAAAGCCTTGACGGTACTAATGCTCACTATAATATCTTTGATGAGGTGCACACTTATGATGATGACTTCATCAAGGTTGTGAATGATGGTTCTAGTCGTAAGCGTAAGAATTGGATAACATGGTACATTTCCACAAATGGAACGAAGCGTGACAAGCTATTTGATAAGTATTACAACATCTGGGTAGATATTCTTGATGACAAGATAATCAACGATTCTGTCATGCCTTGGATTTATCAGTTGGATGATGTGTCAGAGATTCATGACCCTGATATGTGGCAGAAAGCTATGCCATTACTTGGTATCACGACAGAGAAAGAAACCATCGCTCGTGATATTGAGATGAGCAAAAATGATCCAGCACAACAAGCTGAGCTGATGGCTAAGACTTTCAATCTTCCTGTTAACAACTACCTGGCATACTTCAGTAATGAAGAATGTAGGGGTTGGACAGATAAGTTTGATAAGAGCTTATTTGTCGGAAATGATGAGCGGAGTGCTCGTTGTGTGCTTGGTGTGGACTTGTCAGATGTCAATGATATCTGTTCTGTCTCATTCATGGTGGTGCGTGGTGAAGAGCGGCAATATTTGAATAAGAAATTCATGCCACGTCATACGATTGAAGGTCTTCCAAAAGAATTAAGGGACAAATACGCTGAGTGGGAGCTTAGTGGCCAGATTCATGTTCATGAGTTGGACTACAATGACCAGGCCTATATCTTTGAAGAGCTAAGGCAGTTCATGAGTGAGAATAAGATTCTTCCTGTTGCAGTTGGCTATGACCGTTGGAACTCTAAGGAACTAATCCGCTTATTCAATGACTACTATGGGGATATCTGCCACGATATACCACAGACGGTCAAGAGTTTGTCAAATCCTTTAAAGGTTTACAAGGAAAAGGCCAAGATGGGTAAAATCATCTTTGACGATCCTGTGGCAACTTGGAACCATGCCAATGTCCGTGTCAAGATAGATGCGAATAACAACGTATTTCCGAATAAAGAAAAGGCAAAAGAAAAGATTGACGTCTTTGCTAGTCAGCTAGATGCCTTTATCTGTTATGAAAATTTCAAGGAAGACTTGAGCTACTACTTTGATTGAGGTGAAGAATGAACAACTATTTGAATAATTTGAAGGAGGTTTTTGCTAGGATTTTCCGTCCAAACAATCGAAAATCTACAAGAACCTATCTTCAAAGAAGTATCTCCTACTGGCGTAGGAACTCCATCTATTTGGATAACATCTACAATAAGATTTCCACTGACACAGCTCAGTTAAGGTTTAAACATGTCAAGATTACTCGTAACCCAGGCGGTGTCGATTCGATGGTTTGGTTTGAGCATAGTGATTTGGCTGAGGTGCTAACTGTTTCACCAAATCCACTAGAAGTGCCTGTTGTATTTTGGTCAAATGTAACTAGGGCCATGTTGCGTGACGGTGTAGCGGTTGTTGTTCCACGTTGGGAGAATGGGCGACTGGTTGAAATTTGGCTTGCTAAGAAGACTGTGACTTGGACAGCCGAGAGCGTGGAGCTTATGCTTGATGATGTTGCTGTTGAGCTTCCTCTTACTGATGTGTGGGTGTTTGAAAATCCTAAGTTGAATGTAGCGACTCAACTCAATCAGATTACTGAGCTTATTGACATTAACTTGAACGCTTTGACAGAAAAGCTCAGTGATGGCAATTCTAGCTTGAGAGGTTTCTTAAAGCTACCAACTAAGGCAGCTGATGAACATTTGAAGAAACAAGCTAGAAACCGTGTTGATAGTATGCTGGACTTGGCCAAGAACGGTGGCATTGCTTATCTTGAGCAAGGCGAAGAGTTCCAGGAACTTAGCAAAGACTATTCTACGGCATCTAAGGAAGAATTAGAGTTCTTGAAATCACAGCTTTATAATGCTCATGGTATCAATGAAAAATTATTTACCTGTGATTACTCAGAAGAGCAATATCGAGCATACTATTCTAGCGTCATGAAACTCTATCAGCGTGTCTATTCTGAAGAAATCAACAGGAAATACTTCACCAAAACAGCACGGACTCAGGGCAATAAGCTACTGGTCTTCTTTGATATGGCTGACATGATTTCATTTAAGGATTTGGTTGAAGGTGGCTTCAAGTCCAAATATGCTGGGTTGATGAACTCGAATGAGTTCCGTGAAACCTATCTTGGTTTACCTGGCTATGAGGGTGGTGAAGTATTTGAAACCAACCTGAATGCTGTTCGTATCGGTGCAGAAGAGTCTGAGTAGGAATCTAAAGGGTGGGCGGTTGGCATATCTTTCACGAAAGGAGGTAAGCAATGGAAAAACTAAAAACCTTTGTCGTGAAGTCAGTTGAGGATGAATCAGCTGACTTTCATTTCGAGGCCTACGCTTCAACCTATGACAATACAGACAGAGAAGGCGATGTGATGGCTAAGGGGTGTTTTGATAACACTCTGAAATCTAAGGCTGTTGTCCCTATGTGTCTTAATCATGACCGTAACCGTGTTATTGGTAAGCATGAATTGTCTGTGGATGAAAAAGGCTTGCGAACACGTTCAACATTTAATCTTAGTGATCCAGAGGCCAAGAAAACGTATGACCTCATGAAAATGGGGGCATTGGATAGCCTGAGTATTGGGTTCTTTATCAAAGATTATGAGCCTGTTGACGCTAAGCAGCCTTACGGCGGATGGATTTTCAAAGAAGTTGAAATCTTTGAAATTTCTGTTGTGACCGTGCCAGCTAATCCTCAAGCAACTGTTGATAATATTAAGGAATTTGATATGACAGTGGTTGATAAGCGAATCGCTCATGCGAACATGAAGCAAGCAATCATGAATAAACTTGCAGAAATTTGAAAGGGAGACAAGATGAAAAAATCACTTGTAGAGCTATTGGAAGCTCGTCAAAAAGCAACTGATGAACTGGCTGAGGTAAAACTTAAAAAAGCCACTATTGAAGCTAAGATGAAATCTTCAACCATTGAAGACGATGGCTTGGAACAGTTGAAAACTGATGCAGAAAGTTTGGTTTCTCAAGCAACAGCCATAAAGGAAACGATTGCTGGTTTAGATTCTGACATTGAAGAAACCGAAGAAGAACTCAGCAAGGCTGCTAAGGTAATTAAAGAAAAACAGAAAGGTAATACACCTATGGATTATTTGAAAACAAAAGCTGCTGCTCTTGACTTTGTCCGCATCTTGATGGATAACGAAGGTAGCGCAAACAGCGCCCGTAAAGCGTGGGAAGCCAACCTTGTTGAAAAAGGGGTAACTAACCTCACTAAGATTCTTCCAGAACCTGTTCTTATTGCTATTCAAGATGCCTTTACTAACTATAATGGAATCTTGAACCACGTTTCAAAAGATCCACGTTATGCGGTGCATGTTGCTCTTCAAACTCAAGTATCTCAAGCTAAAGGACACAAGGCTGGTAAGACTAAGAAAGATGAAGACTTCACGTTCTTGGACTTCACTATCAATTCTGCAACAGTCTACATCAAATATGCGTTTGAATATGCTGACTTGAAGAAAGATACAACAGGAGCTTACTTCAACTATGTGATGAAAGAACTTGCCCAAGGATTCATCCGCACTATTGAGCGTGCTGTGGTTATTGGTGATGGGAAGTCGTCTAACGCTGATGATAAAATCACTGAAATCAAATCTATTGCAGAAGAGACTGAATCGAAACTCTTTGAAACACAAGAAATCAATGTTGCTGGTGTCTTTGACAATGCTGTTCTTGAAACACTGGTTGCTGGTATTGATAAGATGGTTCCAAATACTACTCCAATACTTGTCACTTCAAAAGCCATTGCTCGTAAATTGAAATTGGTCAAAGATGCAGAAGGTCGCTACATCGATCCTCAGCCATTTGCTCCAATTGCAACTGATGGAAATATTATTGCTGGTTTCCAAGTTTATATCTACGACTGGATGGATGGAGCGACTAACCCAATCATTGCATTTGCTGATCAAGCATACAAGATGATTGGTGATGATGTTGCAGCCGATCGTTTTGAAGATTACGATGTAACAGTTAACCGACGTCACATCGAGCTTGCAAGCGTTATGGGTGGTCGTTTGGCTCAATATAAATCAGCAGTTAAATTTACTAATCCAGCAGGTTAATTATTAGAAAGGGGAGTCTAAATGACAATCCTTGAAACAATCAAAGAAATGGTAGAGGTTGACGTTGAAGAGGATATCTTTAACGTCCAACTTTTACGATATATCAACAGTGGGATTTCATATTTACAAAGAAATGCTATTCCTGTTATCCGTATCGATAAAAAAACGGAGTTAGAGGGATGGACAGACATTAAGGAAGAAGATAGGGAGACAGTGCTTGACTGGTTGCATCTCAGATGTGTACAGCGATTTGACAAGTCTTTGATGAATGGTGGTGCAACAACCATGGAATGGATAGATAGCGAGTTGACCGATCTTCTGTACCAACTCAAGGCTATCTATGGGGCGAAATCATGAAGTCATCACGAGTTGCTCTCATCTTATGCTATGATGAGCGTGTCGAAGTGGAAAAGGGTGTTTGGGAAAAGCAGATCATCGAAAAGAAAGTCAAGGCTGAGAAGGAAAAAATCTACCAGCGGCGGCTTGATAAAGCTATGGCAGACGGTCAGGTCATTACAGCACGTTTTCTGGTACGTTCTAACTATGTGGCTGATAATCTTGACTATGTGAAATATCAAGGGAAAGATTACAAAGTCAATGTTGGAACAGAATCAGATGACAGTCACTACACTGTCATCGAGTTAGGAGAATTGAAATAATGGCTAAGAAGTTTTTTACCAGAAACGATATCCAAACCATCCTTGAAACAAATAGCTTGAATGCTAAGGTCTTCTATATTGAGCGTGAAGAAAAATCCTCTCCAGACAATGTTATCTTGTATTATCGGTTAATACCAGGCAGTAGTATTACTGCTGATGATAGAGTACACATGAGAAAAGTGACCGTTCAAGTTAGTCACTACCATAAAAAGAAACTGGACAGCATCGAAGATTTGATGCTGTCTAATTTTATGTGTGAGCCAAATCAGCTGAATCTAAAACAACCCGATACTGACTATCTACTGACAACTTATAGACTTGAGGTGTTTACAAGTGGGCAGTGGTAGCGTGAAGATGACACCACTAAAGGTGGATATCAAGAATCAAGTTTTAGAAAGCATAAAAAAGGCTGCTCAAAGTACGGAAAATGACATTAGAACTGGAAGTCCAAGACGGAATGGCGTATATGAAAAAGGGTGGACACACGACATCATAGATGAAGTTGCTATTGTACACAACAATGGCGAAGAAAAATCTCTGTCCCACTTATTAGAAAATGGGCACGCCTCAAAAAACGGAGGGTTTGTGGCTCCTAGAGAGCATATCAGACCAGCCTATCTCAAGAATAAGGAAAAATTCCTTAATGATATGAAATCCATTAAAATTACACCCAAATAAGAAAGGAGTCTTACATGACTTATCAATACGATACAAGAGAAGTCACTCACGGGAATGCGAATGGTTTTTACGCAAAAATTGCTAAAACTGAAACTGGTGATTTGGAGTTGAAAAAACCGTATCCGTTTACTGGATTGCGCAGCACTTCTTTTGAAACATCTCAGGAATCCAATGCTTACTATGCTGACAACGTGGAGCATGTTCGCTTGCAAGGGAAGAAATCCACTGAAGGGTCTATTACAACCTATCAAATTCCCAAACAGTTTATGATTGATCACTTAGGCAAGAAGCTGACTAACTCTACACCACCAGCTTTGATTGATACTGGTGTCAACACTAACTTCATTTGGGGTTATGCTGAAACTGTCACAGACGAGTTTGGAGCTGAAATCGAAGAGTTCCACATTTGGACAAATGTCAAGGCATCCGCACCTAAAGGTAGCACTACAACCGATGAAACATCGGCAACGCCAAAGGAAATTGAAATTCCTTGTACTGCCTCACCAAATAACTTCATTGTAGATTCTGAGAAAAAACCAGTATCAGAAATTGTATGGCGGGATGACAGCAAAGGAACTGTTCGAACTAAATTTGATAAATTGTTTGCTGCTAAGTCACCTGGTAAACTGATTGACTTCATCAACGAAGCTTTAGGGAATACTACAGCAACCACAACATCTACCACAAGCAATAGCGGAGGCTCTTAATGATTAAAAAGGAACTATCATTCACAGCGTTTGATGGTTACGGAGAAGAAATTGAGCGTACTGAAACGGTACGCTTTCTTTATTCTCTACCAGCTATCAAAATGTATGAACAGCGAACAGGTCATAACTTCTTTGATGATAACCAAAAAGCTCTGACAGCTTATACACAGCTTGCTCTTGCATCTGGTATCAATGGCAAACCAACTGACTTGACTGATGAAGAAAAAATCAAACTCATGCCATTGCTGATGGAGCCAGACTTCATGAACTTCCTGACTGAAGTTATCCCTTGCCTCTACGGTGAGGTTGAAAATGGTCGCCTGGTACAGAATGAGCTAACTGCTGAAACAGCTTCATTGGCACCTTGGTTTGGTGATTTGATTGATATTGGATTCTTCTCAGACCTATTCTATGAATTTAACAGAAGTAGAGCAAAGGTGCCACAAGATAGAAAAAAGCCTCAACGGAAGTAGTAACTTCAGAAAAAGTTTATAAGGTTGTCTTCGAAAATCGGATAGATGTTTTTTGGGCAGAATCCCAGCATTTTAACTATTTGATGGGTACTCTTCACCAAATGAGCATCAATCAAGAAGAGAAGAAAACTTTATCCAACGCCGATTTACTCAGTGTGATGTCAGATTAAAATGAAAGGAGGGATTTTATGGCTGAAACATTTGAAGGTTTATATGTCAAATTTGGAGCTGATACTGTCGAGTTTGACAGGTCTGTCAAAGGAATAAATAATGCATTGTCTAGCCTAAAAAAAGACTTTACCAACATTAATAGACAATTAAAGATGGATCCAGACAATGTTGACTTGTTGAATCGTAAGTTGGTTAACTTGCAAGAGCAGGCTCGTGTCGGCGCTATGAAGATAGCCGAGCTCAAGAAGCAACAGAAAGACCTTGGTGAATCCGAAGTTGGGTCGGCCCAGTGGAACAAACTGCAACTTGAAATTGCTAAGGTTGAGTCACAAATGAAGGTTGTTGACAAGGCAATGGAATCAACCAGGAAACACATTGAAGATGTGGGAAATCCAAAGTCAATCTTGAATCTCAACAAAGAGCTTGATAATGTTGCTAAAGAACTTGATGTTGTCAATCAAAAGCTAGAGCTTGACCCTGACAATGTCGAATTAGCAGAACAAAAAATGAAGTTACTAGCTCAACAATCAGAGTTAGCAGGCGATAAAGTTCAAGAATTAAAGAAAAAACAAGCTGCCCTTGGCGATGAGAAAATAGGTACAGAAGAATGGCGTCAACTTCAAAATGAAATCGGTCAAGCTGAAGTTGAAGTTCTAAAGATTGACCGTGCAATGGACAATCTTGGTGAGTCAAGCCGTTCTGCAACTGGAGACATCAAAGAGGCAACCAGCTATTTAAGAGCTGATGTCATGATGGATGTTGCAGATAAGGCTGGTCAGATTGGCCAAAAAATGGTTGATGCTGGGAAAATGACAGTAGATGCTTGGTCTGAGATAGATGAAGCGATGGACACCGTCACAACCAAAACGGGGATGACTGGTGATGCCCTAGAAGAGCTTCAGGAAATTGCTAAAGACATTGCCACTAGCATGGAAGCAACAACTTTTCAAGAGTCCGCAGATGCTGTTGGGGAGTTGAATACTCAGTTCGGTTTGACTGGGGAAAAGTTGCAATCAGCGTCTGAATTACTCATCAAGTATGCCAAGATTAACGAAACAGATATTTCAAGCTCTGCCATTTCTGCAAAACAAGCTATTGAAGCTTACGGTTTGACAGCTGAAGACTTGGGAATGGTCTTAGACAATGTGACTAAAGCCGCTCAAGATACAGGACAGTCAGTTGACACGATTGTTCAAAAAGCTATTGACGGTGCTCCTCAGATTAAAGGACTAGGTCTTTCGTTTGAAGAGGGTGCGGCTCTCATTGGTAAATTTGAAAAAAGTGGTGTTGATTCTTCTGCAGCACTTTCCTCTCTTTCGAAGGCAGCAGTTAACTACGCTAAAGATGGCAAAACTCTGACAGATGGATTGAATGAGACGGTTAGCGCTATTCAAAATTCTACAAGCGAAACTGAGGCACTGAGTATTGCTTCAGAAATTTTCGGAAGTAAGGCAGCACCTAGAATGGTTGATGCTATTCAGCGTGGAGCTTTCAGTTTTGATGATTTAGCTTCAGCTGCTAAAGATTCGTCTGGCACTGTTGCAACCACATTTGATGAAACCCTAGACCCAATTGACAAATTAACTCAATATTCCAACCAAGCAAAGGAAGGAATGGCAGAACTGGGAGGTAAACTTCTTGAGACTGTTATTCCATCTTTGGAACCTTTGATGGGAATGCTAGAATCTGCTGTTAATTGGTTTACAAGCCTAAACGAAACTGATCAACAGACTATCGTGATTCTTGGTCTAGTTACAACTGCTGTCATGATGTTGCTTGGTGCAATTGCACCGCTGGTCATCGCCATAGGGGCAATAGGTGCGCCTGTCGGAATTGTAGTGGCGGCAATAGTAGGAGCTATTGCCGCTATCACACTTATCATTCAGGCCATCATGAACTGGGGAGCCATATCTGAATGGCTTCAGTCAACGTGGGATTCTTGTGCTGCCTGGCTTTCTGAATTGTGGACTAACATAGTCACGACTGCCACCACAGCGTGGTCAAATTTCACTACCTGGCTTTCTGAACTGTGGTCTTCCATCACTTCAACAGCACAGTCAGCGTGGTCAAGTTTTACTGCTTGGCTTTCTGGCCTTTGGTCTTCAGTAGTCTCAACTGGACAGTCTTTGTGGTCTAGCTTTACTAGTGCCTTGTCCAATATTTTCTCAAGTTTGATTTCAGGTGCTCAGTCTCTGTGGTCAAGTTTCACTTCCACACTTTCCAATTTGTGGTCTGGACTGGTCTCAACTGGGTCAAATTTGTTTAATAATTTGAGTAGCACGATTTCGGGAATTTTTAATGGCATACTTTCAACAGCAAGCAATATTTGGAATTCCATAAAATCTACTATTTCCAATGCGATAGACGGGGCGAAAAATGCAGTGTCCAACGGGGTCAATGCCATCAAGAATCTGTTTAACTTCCAGATTAAATGGCCTCATATTCCACTACCTCACTTCCGTGTGAGTGGTTCCGCTAACCCTCTGGATTGGCTAAAAGGTGGATTACCGAGCATCGGTATTGATTGGTATGCTAAAGGTGGTATCATGACAAAACCAACCTTATTTGGCATGAATGGCAATCGTGCTATGGTTGGCGGAGAGGCTGGACCTGAAGCCATTTTACCATTGAATAAGTCAACCTTGGGAGCAATTGGTCAAAGTATTGCTAACACGATGAATACATCGAACAATATCAATGTCAATTTCTCCGGTATTACTATCAGGGAAGAAGCTGACATTAACAGACTGGCCAACGTGGTTGGAAATCGTATTGCTGAAGAATTGCAACGTAAAACTAATTTGAGAGGAGGAATGGCATGACAAAAATCAATGAGCTTACAATTGACGGTGTGAAAACATCATCTTTTAAGTGTGATGTATTGGTTGAAACTAGACCAAATGTCATTGTCTCTAGCTCCAAGACAGCTCTATTAGAGCATGACGGAATTAGTGGTGCAGTTGTGCAATCGAATAGACACCGTGGGCTAATTGAGAAGCCTTATCATATCACTTTAATTGAACCAAGCGATGAAGAAATTTATCGCTTTTCTGCTCTTTTGAACCGTGAAAAGTTCTGGTTGGAAAATGAACAGGAACCGACTATTAGACTTTGGTGTTATAAGGTTAATAGCTTTGAGATTGGAAAAGATGAATTTGGTGCATGGGTGGTTGATGTTACCTTCATCTGCCACCCTACTAAGTTTTTTAAGAACACAGACACCCAGACTTTGACCGGCAATGGGGTTTTGAGGGTGCAAGGGTCAGCTCTTGCTTTTCCGAAGATTACTGTGGTTGGCCAGAGCGCTGCTGAGACATCGTTTACGATAGGTAACCAAGTCATTAAGCTTGAGAAGCTCTCAGAAACACTTGTGATGGTCAATGATCCCGACAATCATAGCTTTAAGACGGCTAGTGGCAAGTTCATTAAGTGGTCTGGTGATTTTATCACGATTGATACAGCTAAAGAACAGAATGTCGGTGTGGTTTTAGGACCGGGCATAACGTCATTAAAATTTGAAACAGTTTGGGGGTGGGCATAGTTGCTTTATTTACTTGATAAAGATGTGAGAACGGTCAAATGGAATGGCGTTCCCCTACATGAAGTGAGCTCTGCTATTGTCAAAGAAGAAATCAATGGCGATTTTGTATTGACTGTCCGCTATCCTATCACTGACTCAGGTATCTATCAGCTTATCAAAGAAGATATGCTGATAAAGGCACCTGCACCTGTGCTGGGTGCTCAGCTCTTCCGCATCAAGAAACCTGTTGAGAACGATGATAGTCTGGACATTACTGCCTATCATATCTCTGATGATGTCATGCAACGGTCTATCAACCCTCTTAGCGTGGTTGGTCAAGGTTGTGCTATGGCTCTCTCTCAAATGGTCCAAAATGCTAAGACGGACCTTGGGACTTTTTCGTTTACAAGCGACATCATGGATAGTCGGACCTTTAACACGACTGAAACTGAAACGCTCTACACTGTCCTGATGGACGGTAAGCACAGTATCGTTGGAACGTGGGAGGGTGAGCTTGTCCGTGATAATTTTGCTCTGACTATCAAGCGGAGCCGTGGGGCTGACCGAGGGGTTGTCATTACGACACATAAGAACCTCAAGTCCTATCAACGGACAAAAAATTCTCAAAACGTGGTCACACGTATCCATGCTCGGTCTACGTTTCGAGTGGAAGGCGCTGAGGAAGAGACTAATATCAGCATAACGGTTGATAGTCCGCTAATTGGTAATTATCCATATATCAATGAAAAAGAGTATCAGAACAACGATATTCACAGTGTCGAAGAACTTCGAAAATGGGCTGAGAGAAAATTCAAGTACGAAAATATCGACAAGCCTACCGACGAGATAAAAATAGAAGCCTATGAACTTGATGGGCAAGTTGTCCATTTAGGCGATACGGTCAACATCAAGAGCAGGAAGCACAACGTTGATATTCACAAAAAGGCTATTGCTTATGAATACAACGCTTTGACCGAAGAGTATATCTCTATCACGTTTGATGACAAGCCTGGTGTTGGTGGCTCTGGTGTGTTTAGTGGCGTGGCTAATGCTGCTGATGTTATTTTGGGATTAAATGCAAATGCTCAAGAAGTTTCAGTTGAGAGAGCTATCAGGAATGCCAACCAAGCCTTTGACGCTGAATTCGAAAAGCGAGTCGAGGAAATCAACGATGGTCTCGAGCAGTCAAAAGCGGAAGCAGAAGCTTATGCAGATAATATCAAGCAACAGATAGATGGACAGCTCGCCGAATCAGACCGTCAATATCAACTTACCCAGCAAGCCCAAGACCGTCAGATAGCTGAAAGCCTACGCATCGCTGGTACATCTACTAATCTAGCTAATGCAGCTAGAACGCTGGCGGAACAGGCTGAGGTCGACCTAAACCTGGCCAAGCAATCCTTGAGCGGCCAAATCGCCCTGGTCTCCACTCAAGCTAGTCAGTACTTTACCGCTAGTCGTGATGAGACTGCTCGCCAAGTATCAGCTCTGCGTGTAGCTGTTACTCAAGACTATGTCGCTAAGTCGGTATTTGAAGAAACCGCTCGCGGAATTAGTCAGCGGTTTGAAAGTCTGTATGTAGGCGGTACCAATCTATTGACAGGCACTGATGAATACACCGAAATCTTTAACAGCGAACAAAGTCACGCAGAGTTTCTGCGAACACCTTATGACTTGGCCCCAGTTTTTGATAAGTATGGGCTGATTGAGTATACCTTAAGTTTTGACTTGAGAGCATCTCAAGCGGGGCAAGTCGCTGTATACCAGCAAAATGGATCAGGGTCTAAATATTCGGGTCTATGGAAAAACTTGACTGTCACAACGGAGTGGCAAAGGTTCCATGTGACCTTTACTCCAACCGAGGGAACAGTGAGTTTAGCAAATAGTTACTTAGCCTTTTATGGCACTTACGGCACGGGAGTAAAACCTATTATTCGTCGAGCAAAAATTGAACGCGGAGCGATTGCGACTGACTGGTCGCCCGCTCCTGAAGACCAACAATCCTACGCAGACACAAAAATCGCTGAATATAAGACCACGGTCGACGGGCGATTTGCGACCTTGCAATCTCAGAAGGCTAACCAAGTAGACTTGCAGACTGTACGTGAGACGGTCAATCTTTACGAGCGTATCATCGGCTCAACGGAAACTGGTATCAAAGACAAAGTCGCTCGTATGGTCATGACTGATAGTCTATTTCTAACCGAGGTCAAGGATAAGATTAGCGGTACAGCTACACAGGTTAGTCAGCTCAGCAATTCGTGGGCCGTAAAAAATCTGACTAGTGCTGGTACAGTGCTTAACCAAATCAATTTACTGGCTAATGGCACTAACCGCATCGACGGGCGATTGACCCATATCACAGGTCAGACTTTGATTGACAATGGGGTCATCAATAATGCTATGATTGGTGAGTTGGATGCTGGAAAGATTACGTCGGGTACAGTGGATGCTGCACGCATTAAAGCGAATAGTATCGACGGGTCAAAAATTGCATTCGATGAAGCTTTCTTCAACGGGTTATCCGCAAACCAAGCCTACCTGAAGAAATTGTTTGCCAAGGATGCGTTTTTGACAGCAGTGCAAGCTGTGAACTTGTCAGCTAAGCAGATTGCTGGCGGTATTGCTAAAGCTCTCAACGGTGGTATGGATGTCAATTTCGACGAAAGCAAAATTAACTTTTACACAAACGTAGCTGCAATAAGACGTATCTATACTGGACACCCTACTCAATTTATAAAATTCGAAACTGAAGGGAATTACTCGCGAACAATCATCGGGAGCAATCGGAATGGTGGAGAAGTTTTTAACTCTGCAACATTTGCGGGGATTGTTGTGGAAAACACAAACAACATAAACACAGAAGATAATGTAAGAGTCTATGGAGATAACACGCTATTCAGGCACGCCCAAGGTGATGTCGGTTGGAATATCAATTCTGTTACTCAACGTATAGTCCCTGCCAACATCAATGCAGAGTCCGAAATTTGGTCTAAGCACTTTGTGGCTCCAGATAAAAATTCGAAGCCTGTCCGATTGGATACAGCGGTGGCAGCGTTATGGGACATATGGAATCACATTATTTACAACAACTTTGAGTTTAACGAAGCGCTTCGCACTCACATAAAAGCTAGACGGGACAACTGGAAATTTGAATTAAATTTATAGGAGAAATTATGAACCAAGAACAAATCACACAAGCTTTACGCTTGACTAATAACGACCTCGTGGCAAAACTGTCAGAGGAGATGACAACTAAGAATCTGTTAGCTGTACAGTTGACAGAAGCTCAGCAGACTATCGCTAGTCTGCAGACAGAAATTAAGGAACTCACACAGCAACTGGACGAAGCTACTAAACCAGCGGAAGAAATCATCGAAGGAGAATAATCATGACACTTGAAATTATGAAAACTACTCAACTAATCGGAAACTTAAAAATCGGTGATGAGATTGTCAAAACTTATACAGTCAATATCGATAATAAAGGCTTATCGAAGATTTTCGAAACTGTGTACAATCAAGAACTCTATGCGGCTAACCGCAAAGAGATGCGCAAGCAAGAAGCTGAGTTCCGTGAAAAACGCTACGAGGTGGAAGATGCTATCTTGGCTGAACTTGAGCCGAAGGAAGAGTAGCCTATGCCAGATCAAATCTTGCACATCATCGGAGCGGTGGCACCTACTATTGGTGTCATCGCTACTGGTGGTTTTGGCTATCTTGCAGCACGGTCTAATAATCTAAATAAGGCACAATTCGGCGAACTCAAGCAGGGTATGGAAGACATCAAGGATGATGTATCCAACTTAAAAAAAGTCGCAGACGACAACCAAGTCAGCTTAGTCGCTGTCCAAGAGGAAATTGACACTTTGAAAAACAGCGGTAGAAGTAGCCGTCGTTATACGTTATACAAGGATTTGGACACAGCAATTGCCCGTGGTTGGACAACGCTGGAAGAACGTCGAGAGATTGCCAAGCTTTTTGATAGTTATAAAATTTTAGGCGGAAATGGTGAGATTGAAACTATGTACCAAATCTATATTCAATTGCCGATAAAGGAGGGATAAGATATGCATAAAATAAATTGGGGCGTACGCTTACGCAATAAGACATTTTGGTGGACATTGATACCGTTGATAGTACTATTGGCACAACAACTAGGTTTTAACTGGGTGCCGAAAGATTGGGAGACCACTTTTGGTACAATCATGTCTATCTTGACCGTGGTCGGGGTCATCAACGACCCGACGACAAATGGAATTGCCGATAGCGAGCAAGCACTACACTATTATGAGCCAAAGGCAGACAAACGATGAGGGTATTAAAGACAACATTTTGTGTGTTGGCGCTGATTATTTTGGCGCCAATTGCATTTCTACTTGTACCAATTTTGGAGGTATTAGATGACAATCAATCTTGAAACATCAATTCGTTGGATGAGCGACCGTGTCGGCAAAGTCTCTTACTCAATGGACTATCGTAACGGTCCGAATAGTTATGACTGCTCTAGTGCTGTATATTATGCGCTAATGGCGGGTGGTGCGATTTCGGCAGGCTGGGCGGTTAACACTGAGTATATGCATGACTGGCTGATACGTAACGGATATGTTTTGGTTGCTGAAAATAAACCATTTAACGCTAAAAGACATGATGTTTTTATTTGGGGCAAACGTGGTTATTCCAGCGGTGAAGGTGGACACACTGGGATATTTGTAGATAATGTCAACATTATCCATTGTAATTTTAAACGCAATGGTATTACTATTGATGATTACAATAAAGTATCTCGTGGTATGTATTACTATCTATATCGCCCAGCAAATCAACCCAGCATCAGCAACAAATCACTGGAACAGCTTGTTAAGGAGACTTTGGCTGGGGTACATGGTAATGGAGATGCCCGCAAAGCAAGTTTGGGCAATCAATATGAGCCTGTCATGGCAGTTATTAATGGCAAAGCTACGGCACTTAAAAAGACTATTGACGAGCTCGTTCAGGAGGTAATTGCCGGCAAACACGGCAACGGAGAAGAACGTAAAAAATCCCTCGGGTCCGATTATGATGCCGTGCAAAAACGTGTTACTGAAATCCTAAAAAGCGACACGTCAGGGAATACCCCTAAAACGCCTTCAGACACTCCAAAAAGCGGGGCGGTAAATTCCTCCACCGAACCTAAAATAGAGGAAACTGAGCCAACTGGAAATGCCACAGTAAACAAAGAAGAGGGTGACCTCTCTTTCAATGGGGCTATCTTAAAAAAAGCGGTTCTGGATAAGATTCTGGCCAACTGTAAAAAACATGACATCCTTCCAAGCTATGCTCTGACCATTTTGCACTACGAAGGTCTTTGGGGTACTTCAGCCGTAGGCAAGGCAGACAACAACTGGGGTGGCATGACCTGGACAGGTCAAGGCAACCGTCCAAGCGGTGTTACAGTCACACAAGGAACTGACCGTCCATCAAATGAAGGTGGTCACTATATGCACTATGCCAACGTTGATGACTTCCTGACAGACTGGTTCTATCTTTTGAGGGTTGGTGGCTCTTATAAGGTCAGCGGTGCTAAGACTTTCAGTGAGGCTGTCAAGGGCATGTTCAAAGTTGGTGGTGCAGTCTATGATTATGCTGCTAGCGGATTTGACAGCTATATTGTTGGAGCGTCAAGTCGTCTGAAAGCCATTGAGTCGGAAAATGGATCATTGGACAAGTTCGATAAACAGACCGTCTCGGATGTCGTTCAGTCTGACAATATTGAAATCAATGTCGAAGGTATCGAAGTCATTATAAACGGCGAAACTTACAGACTGGAGAAGAAACCAGTCTAATACACAAACAAAGCCCTCAGCGTTTGCTGGGGGCTATTTTCTATTATGATGGACATTTTTGAAAATGTCTGTTGTGATGGAATGTTTCTTGAAAAATATTTGTTAAAAACAAGTGTTTTGTGTTGACAAGTGTTAAAAACAAGTGTATAATATAATTAAAGATAAGGAAAGGAGATAAGCCAATGACAGAGCGAGAGCTTAAGAAGATTGCTAAGAAGCAAGGTTTCAGTAAAACTGACTTTGGCAAAGGGTCTCACGAGGTTTGGAAACATCCAGACGGACGGACAGTGACGATACCTAAACCCAAAGAGAAGGATTACAGACCTGGTACACTGAACAATATTCTCAAAGTCTTGTATGGGGAGTGAGGGCACTCCTCCCTGTACCCCTAAAAGGGGGTACTCTGATCATTGGCTTAATCTATCACTATGAAATATAATTATTTAGCATTGTTTGAAGCAGATAAGGAAAATGGTGGCTACAGCATTTCTTTCCCTGATTTCCCTGGGGCATTTAGCGAAGCTGACAATCTAAGCGAAGCTATTTTCAACGCTCGTGAAGTTCTTGAAATCTATACCATCATGTTTGAAGACGAAGGTAAAGAATTTCCTAAACCATCATCATTCAAAGCACTTGCAAGCAATCTAGCAAGCGATGATGATGTGATTCAGGCTATCTCTGTTGATACTGAACTTGTCCGTGAGCGTGAACGATCTAAAATCGTCAATAAGACCGTCACACTACCAAGCTGGCTTGTGGAAGTTGGAAAAGAAAACAAAATCAATTTTAGCCAACTGTTGCAAAAAGCAATCCGTGAGGAATTGCAGGTATAG